ACGATCTGTTCAGGTAGCAAATACGTAAGTCGTTGAAAAGTAACATGACAAGATGACTAGAAAAACACTAGCTAGAAAGGGGGTCTATATCAATGAATCATAATGAAGCATTATTGTTCAGTGATATAGAGAGGGTTTGAAAACAGGTGCCGGCTTGTCATCTGGTCATTCTTATAGATTTCAACAAGTTACAACTTCCCCCGGAAGTATCAATGACTTACGTGCAGCTTGTGTTTTCACGGATTGTTGATGTACTATCGGTGCATGTCCGCGACTATCATGCACAAGCCGTTGCCAGCACAGACACAGCTTGTCGCTGATGTCATCGGCCGTGATCGTGCCCTTTACCTGGTGCGCAATTGGAAGCGGATGTCGTCGAGCTGTGCAAAGCGGCCCGAACGGATATGCATTTACATACCCGAGAAATTGACGGTTGACCACGAGCTTGTCCGTGTCATGGGTTGGCCTGATGCGGCGAAATTGGTCAAGGCCTTTCGTCGTGAAATTCTTGAGCTATCCATGTGCGACGACATTCAGCGCGGATGGCGAAATCAGGCAATCTGCCGACTTGCTCGCGAAGCGAAAATGAAGCCGCCCGAGTTATCCGAGTGGTTCGAAATCAGCGAACGCCAAGTGCGCAATGTGCTGAAGGAAATCCCCACCGAGGCGAAGCCAAACTGATCTGCAGAGAATCCATGCATTCACAGTGCAGGGGTTTGCAGGCATGGCTTTACCGGATACTAGCGCGCTCTCATGGAGCACGATTGTCGGCGGCGGCGCCGCTGCATTGATCGTTCTTCGCCGAGTGTTGAGCGGCGACGATGTAGGTCGAGCCAACGATAACGCGCAAATCAACATGATTGCGACGTTACAGGCCGAGCGTGATGCAGCTGTCAAGCGTGCAGACGATGCCGTATCAGCTCGCGAAACTGCAATGCAGACCATGAACAAGCTGCAGCTGCAGATTCAGCAGTTACAGACTCAAGTCGAAACGCTATCGGCACAGATTGCCGCTCTTCACGACGCAAGCAAACCAGCGTGACCCGGTTTGCTTTTCCAGCTGGCTTAGCTGGCGCGCAGTCGAGCGCGTTTCTCAACATGACCGCGATTAGCGAAATCGGTCCTGCATTGCTGGCGAATTCCGATGATGGATATAACGTTCTTGTTGGCAGTACGGCGCAGCATCCCATACTGTTTAGCGATTATTCGCAACATCCGCATATTCTCAATCACTCGCTTGATTCCACCGCTGCAGGTCGCTATCAGTTCATCTGGCCTACATGGCAAAGCGCGGCCAAAGCGCTTGGCTTGACTGACTTTTCGCCCGAAAGTCAGGATCGTGCGTGTGTGTGGCTGCTGCAGCAATGCGGCGCGTATTTGCCGCTGATTCAGGGCGACTTTGACGCTGCTGTCATGCATGCGTCTACGCAGTGGGCAAGCTTGCCAGGTTCGAAAGCAGGTCAGCACGTGAATTCGTGGATTGCCTTATACGACGTCTTTACCAAAGACGGCGGCGTTTCATTGTGCACGGAGAAATCATAAATGTTCGCGAGCATCAAGCCATATCTCGTTTACGTCGAAGTCTTGGCACTGATTGTGTTGATCGTCTGTTCGTACACGTTCGGACATCACAACGCCAGTGTTGCAGATGGTCGAGCACAGGCAATTGCTGTGACCAAGCAGCAGACGGCAGACATTGCCGAGTTGAATCGCCAAGTGAAGCAGACGCAGGACAACGCAGCGTCAGCACAAGCGCTTGCGGTGAAAGCAGCAACAGAGCATCAGAAAACGAAAATCGTTTATCAAACCATTACAAAACAGGCCGTCCAATATGTTCAGTCGCATCCTGATAATTCTGTTTGCACTCTCGATGATGATGGGTTGTCAATCTGGCGTGCGGCCAACGCCGGCAGTAATCAGCCACCCAGTGCAGGTAAGCATTGATCCATCGTTGATCGTCGATTGCAGTGTGTTGCCACAGCCTGACAACGGAGCAACGTCAACGCTGTTCGCAAACCATATTCAAGTGACGAAGTTGTATGCCGATTGCGCAACGAATCATCACCTATTGATTCAGGCAGTGCTTACACAGAAAGGCATCAATGTCAATGGGCAAGGGGCAGTGCGGGAAGGGGATGGCATACGAAATGTCCCAATCAGTTCAGAAATTCAAGGTACTCCCTGACAGGGTGCACGGGGCGGGGTCCTAAACACCGCAACAAATGAAATCTGAGTGCCTTTACAAAATCGACTTTTCGTTTACTAAAACACCCAGAAAGTGCAGTAATTCATGGCAAAAGGGCGCGGAAACAAAGTAAACCGTGCCGAGCTGGCGGCCACTTTCGGCGTGTCGGTGGTGACTGTCGACGCCTGGGTGCGAAATGGCTGCCCGTCTGACGTTCGCGGGGCCGGAAAAGGCAAGCCCTGGGTGTTCGATACCGCCGACGTCGCAGCGTGGCGCGAGCAAAAGGCCGGGGACGACGTTGCCGGCGACGGCGACGCGGACGAAGCGAAGCTAAAAAAGCGCCGCCTCGCTGCCGAAACCGGCAAGGCTGAGCTTGAGTTTGCGCGGGCTCGCGGCGACGTTGCGCCGATCCGCGATTTTGAGCGTGCGCAGGCGTCAATCTTCGCGCGCATCCGCACGAACGTCATGAACGTGACGTCACGCGTCGTTGTGCAGGTGCTTGGCGAGACTGATGAGGCGGTGTTCAAGGCGAAGCTAAACGCCGAGCTGCGGCTTGCGCTTGAGGCGTGCACCGAAGCTGACTTGACCCTGTCAGAAGACGACGACGAAGAACAGGGCGCCGAGTGAGCCCGTTCTCAAACTTTGGCGCCATCCGCGCCGCAGTCCGTCGCGCGCTCGCAAACCTGGTGCCGCCACCGCCGTTAAAAATGACGGATTGGGCAGAGAAAAACGTACAGATTCCAATCGGTAACGCGATCCCCGGCCCGATCAATTTCGACAACGCGCCGTATCAGCGCGGGATGATCAACGCGGCACAGGAACCTGGGTGTTACCGCGTCACATTGAAGACCGGCGCACAGCTTGGCAAGACCACGTGCCAGCAAGTGATTATCGGTTACTTCATCGCGTACGAACCGCGTTCGCAAATCTTCGTGCAGCCGACGCAGGGCGACGTTCAAACGTTCCTTGAAACGAAGCTGCGGCCGATGCTGGACGCTAACCCGGCCATCTCGCGAAAGATGGCGAAACAGCGTGGCCGCGAGGGCGTAAATAACTCGCGCATCATCTCCTATATCGGCGGCTGGCTAATGTTCTCCTGGGCTGGCAGCCCGAGGACATTGCGCGGCCGTTCGGCGCCGGTGACCCACGCCGACGAAATCAACGGCTTTGAAACTACGCCAGAAGGCGACCCCGGCGAATTGCTCGACCAGCGTGCCGCAACGTTCGGCGATTTGCGCTTGCGAACTGAGAGCAGCACGCCGACGCACGAAGGCGGCCGCATTGACGTCGCGTTTGATCTTGGCGACCAGCGCCGCTATTACGTCGCGTGCCCCGACTGCAAGCATGCGCAATACCTGCGCTGGGAAAACGTGACATGGCAGGGCCGCGTATCGACATGCATCAAGGATGCATTGGAAGACCTGGACAAAGAGCATTTGCCGGAAACGGCGGGCTACATGTGCGAGGCGTGCGCCTGCATATGGAATGACGGCCAGCGCATCGCAGCGGTGCGTGACGCCGAAAAGAACGGGCACGGGTGGATCGCCGCGAAGCCGTTTCGCGGCCATGCGTCGTTCCATGCGCCTGAAATGCTGTCGACGTTCCGCAAGATGCGCGACATCGTTCAATCGTATCTCGACAAGCTGGCACTTGATGATCTGCAGTCATTCGTAAACGTAAGCCTCGCTGAAGGCTTCGCGGAGTCTGGCGAGGCCGCTGACCCTACAGGATTGATGGCGCGCGCCTACGCGTTCCCTGCGCAGGTTCCGAAGGGCGGATTGTTCGTTACCGCCGGCATCGACATGCAGCCCGACCGTCTGGAAGCTGAGGCAGTCGCCTGGGGCGAGGCTGAACAATCGTGGTCAATCGAATACCGCGTGTTCTGGGGCGACCCCCTGCAGGGCGACGTATGGGGCGAACTGGACGACTGGCTAGCTGGCGGATACGTGCACGAATCAGGGCGCATCCTGCCGATATCTGCGGCGTGCCTGGATACCGGCGGCACGAAGGGTTACACGCAATGCGCGTATGAGTATTTGAAAGGGAAGTCGGGCCGCCGCCTGTTCGGCATCAAGGGCGTGCCAGGCTGGGGCCGCGCCATTGTCGAAAAGCCGCAGCGCAAGCAGTCGGGTAAGAGCGCGCGAAAGATTGACCTGTTTCTTGTCGGCGTCGACGAAGCGAAATTGATCGTCATGCGCCGTCTTGGAATTGTCGCGCCTGGTCCCGGCTACTGCCATTTCCCTGAAGACCGCGACGCGGATTGGTACAAGCAGATAACCGCCGAAAAGCTGATGACACGTTACGTTAAGGGCCAGGCAGTACGCGAGTGGATGAAGCCCGACAAGGCTCGAAACGAAGGCCTTGACTGTCGCGTGTACGCATACGCGGCGCTGAAGATCCTGCAGCCGAGTTTTCGCCGCATTGCCGACAAGTTGAACGGGCGCGCACCAGCCGAGCCGGTCGCGCCGGTCGAAGAGATTCCCGCGAAGACTTTCGGCGAAACCGTCGCGGAAACTGCCGTGAAGCTGCACGAAACACTTACCGCATTGAGCGATGCCGCAACCCAGCCCGTCGCGGAAATCCCCACCGAGGCCATACAGCCGCCAGCTCCGCAAACTGACCGTGTCTTCCGTACAAAACGCGTTCTTCAAGCGAAGCCGCGAGGGAGTAACTACGCGACGAAATGGTGAGCAATGGAGCGGTTCGATTCCCGGTGTATTCCTGAAAAGGCGCAGGCTGGGCTCGACTTCTCCGTGTGCTTCAACAATCGCGCGTACCCGGCCACGGAGTGGAGCGCAAAGCTTCTGTTTCGTGGTCCCGCTCCGATTGACATCGTAGCGGTCCCTGTTGGATCGGCTCAGACGTTCACAGCCGCCAGTACGGTCACAGCCACATGGCTCCCCGGCTTGTACTGGTACAGCGTACGCGTGCAAAGCGCGACGGAGACTCGCGAAGTCGAAAACGGACAGATTGAATTTCTGCCTGACTTCGCGAGTCTCCCCGCTGGTTATGACGGTCGCACCGTCAATGAAATCGCATACGACGCAATCAGCGCCGTAGTTGCAAACCGCGCCACACAAGACCAGCAGCGCTACACCATCGGCGACCGCGAGTTGTGGCGAACCCCTATGGGCGACCTGCTGAAACTGAAGGCGTCCTATTCCGCCGCAGTCCGTCGAGAGCGTGCCGTGAAGAACGGGCATAGCCGATTCGGCCGCGTCATCCCCGTGAGGTTTGGTTAATGAAATTGTGGGGACGTAAGACGGCTGCCATTCGCGAGCTGCCGCCAGAGATTGCCAACAATCCGGCAGTGAAGCGACGCGGCATGGTAATGCGCTCGCTCGCGGGGATGTTCAATTCTGCGCAGACGAATGCGAATGACCGATGGACGTCCATCGCGGTTTCGCCCGACCAGTTCATCACGCAAATGCAGCCGGTGCTTGTCGCCCGCTCGCGCGAGCAGTGGTCGAATAATGACTATGTGCGAAGCTTCATTCGTCTTGCGCGTCAGAATATTGTTGGTCAGACCGGCATCAAGTTGCAGGCGAAGGCCAAGAAAGCGCGGGGCAAGCTCGACGCCGACGCGAACGAAGCCATTCAGAACGCATGGAAGGCCTGGGGCGTAGCCGGTAACTGCGAGGTCACCGGGCAGCTTTCATGGCGCGGACTGTCTGCGCTCGCGATTGAAACAACCGCGCGCGATGGCGAATTCATCATGCGCAAGATCGTCGGTCCAGACGCTGGCCCTAGCGGGTTTGCGCTGCAGATGATCGACCCGCAGCGGTTGATGGTTCGTTACGAAAATCTGCGCTACGACGACAACGGTTCGTTCATTCGCCAGGGTATCGAGTTCAACCGATACGGCCGCCCTGTCGCGTATCACTTCAGCAGCACCGACGAAGCCGACAGTTATTGGTATTCGATCAACGGTCGCGGGTTCGTTCGCGTTCCGGCTGAGCAGATTATTCACCGATTCCGCGTGGAGCTTGTTGGCCAGCGGCGCGGCCTCCCCTGGGCGTCGACGTCGCTTGCGCGACTGCATCACCTTGCGGGATTCGAAGATGCGAGTGTGCAGAACGCTCGCGCGACCGCAACGAAAATGGGTTTCATCGAATACGCGGACGGCTTCGGCCCGACTGCCGAAGAAGACGTTAACGTTGCGGAGACTATCGACGCGGCTCCGCTTTCGTTCCACGAATTGCCTGAAGGCGCAAAGATTGCGGCGTGGAACCCGACGTATCCAAGCGGCGAATACGCGGTTTTCTGCAAGTCGATGCTGCGCGGTGCGGCGGCAGGCATGGGCGTGCTTTACAACAACCTTGCCGGCGACCTTGAAGGCGTCAATTTTTCCAGCATCCGACAGGGCACGCTCGATGAGCGCGAGCACTGGAAAGAGCTTCAACAGTGGCTGATTGAATCGCTGTGTGAGCCCGTGTTCGAAGCGTGGCTGAAGGTCGCGTTGCTCAAAGGCTCGATTGTCAGTAAGACCGGCAAAGCATACGGCCCGCAAAGCCTGGCCGCGTTCAGTGAAGTGCATTGGCTCGGTCGCCGCTGGGCATGGATCGACCCGCGTGCGGACGTTGATTCAGCGCTCGCGTCGATTCGTGGCGGCATCACGTCGCCAAGCCAGGTCATCCACGAGGCCGGCCGCGATCCGCACGCCGTGTTTGCCGAAATCGCCGCTGACCTGCAGGCCATGGCTGCCGCCGGAATCCCTGAAAAGTTCATTGAGCTGTTCATGAACGGCGAGCCCACGCCGCCGCCACCGCCCGCAGCTTCTGACACATCCGCTCCCGAGGACAAAGCACCGTGAACAAAGTCGCAACCCGATTAGCGGAAATCAAAAAGCGCGGCATGCAGAAGCGGACGGCCGAGGTCGGCGCCGTCGATGTCGATGCGCGAACTGTTGAACTGTCGTTTTCGTCTGAAATCGAAGTCGACCGCTGGTACGGCATCGAAATTCTCTCGCACGATCCCGGTGCATGCGACCTGTCGCGACTGAATGACAGCGCCGCTTTCTTGTGGGGGCACAACCAGAACGACATGCGCGGCGTTGTGGAGTCCGCGCGTATCGACAGCGACCGCAAGGGTCGCGCACTGGTCCGCATGAGCAAGAGCGCCGAAGGCGAAAAGCTGCTGCAGGACATGGCCGACAAGATCGTTACGAAAGTCTCCGTCGGCTACCTGGTCAACGGCATGCGCCTTATCGAAACGCGCGGCGATGACATCGACGTGTGGTCGGTCAACGCGTGGCAGCCCTACGAAATTTCTGCAGTGAGCGTGCCCGCTGATGCGTCAGTCGGTATTGGCCGTTCCGTGGAAATCCCCACCGAGGCCGACGAAGTCCCTGCTGTTCAAACTTCAACCGTAATCGACATACCCCAACCTGCTGAGGCTACGCGAAAAAAAATGACTGAAGAAGAGAAAGCCGCCGCCGCAGCTGCTGCTGCCGCTGCGAACGCTGCCGCTGCACAGCGGGGCACCGACACGGAGCGCGAGCGCGTCCGTTCCATCATGGAAGCGGGCAAGGCTTACGCGAATCCCGAACTGGCCGCGACCTTCGTTTCCGAAGGCAAGTCGGTGGAAGAGTTCAACCGCGCGTTGCTCGCGAAGATGAACACCCACGCGAACAAGCCGCTGGAAGAGCAGGTCCGTGGCGCCGAAATCGGCCTGACCGAGAAGGAAGCCAAAAGCTTCAGCTTCATGCGCGCCATCCGCGCACAGATGCCGAACGCCAGCGCTGCCGAGCGGGCCGATGCAGGTTTTGAGCTGGAATGCTCGCGTGCTGCTGAAAAGCTGTACGGCAAGACCGCGCAGGGCATTTTGATTCCGGCCGACGTGCTGAATCAGCGCACCTTCGCGACCACGACCCCGGTCGGCGGTCCCGGCAGTCACTTGATCGAGACGCAGCTGTTGGCTGGTTCGTTCATCGACATCCTTCGCAAGAAAGCATGGTTGATGGGTCGCGCAACCACGCTGGGCGGCCTGGTCGGCAATATCGACATCCCGCGTCAGAACGGTTCGACGTCGGCCTACTGGGTGGGTGAGGGCGCCGACGCAACCGCGTCTGATCCGTCCGTCGATCAGATTTCGTTCTCGCCGAACACGCTCGCCGGCCGTACCGAAATCACTCGCCGACTGATGAAACAGGCGACCCCTGACGCCGAAAACCTGGTGCGTAATGATTTGCTGCGCGTGATGGCGCTCGAAATCGACCGTGCCGGTATCTACGCGCTGGGCAGTGCCAATCAGCCGCAGGGCCTTTCGCAGATGACCGGCATCAACGCCGTCCCGTTTGCCGGAGCAATGCCGACCTTCGCCGAGCTGGTGGCGATGGAAACCGCAATCGCGATGGACAACGCGGACGAAGGCAGCATGTCCTACGCCTTCAATGCGGCGTTCCGTGGCTACGCGAAAACGGCACTGAAGTTCCCGACCACTGCCAGCGGCGCGACCATCTGGGAAACGGGCAATACCGTCAACGGCTACGCCACGAACACGTCGAATCAGATCGTGTCCGGTGATGTGTTCTTCGGCAATTGGGCGGATTTCATCATCGCAATGTGGGGCGGCCTTGACCTGACCGTTGACCCGTACAGCCTGAGTGCTTCCGGCGGTACGCGCATCGTGACGTTCCAGGAAATCGACTTCAACGTGCGCCATCTCGAATCGTTCTGCTACGGCAAGATCGCAGCATAACGGTCTGAACTGACCGCGACAGTCAAATCAAAATGGCCGCCATCCCGGCGGCCATTTTCATCAAAGGGATAACACCGTGAGCCTGAAAACATTCGTATTGAAATTGACCGGCGCCGTCGTCGTCGAGGGCACCATTCTGCGGGCTGGATCGCTGGTCGAGCTAGTCGAGTCCGAGGCAAAGGCGCTGCTTGCGCGAGGCAAGGCAGTGTTGTCCGACGCTGACGACGGCGTTGCGCTGAAGGTCAAGACCGACGCAGCAAACGCGACGGCCGTCGCTGACCGAGCTGCGGCATCCGCACTGGCCGAAGCGCAGGCAGCCGCCGAGAAGGTCGCGGCGGATGCCGCTGCAGCCGCGCAGGCAGCCGCTGACAAGGCGGCCGAGGAAGAGGCGGCAGCTGCGCAGCTTGCAGCAGAGCAGGCCGCTGCAGCCGCGCAGAACGCCGGCAACCAGTAATGCCCATCCCCGCGTTTGATGATCCGCGTTCGTTCCTGCGTGACTTCGGTGTTCCCGCCGTCTTCGTGCTTGCCGGTGGAACGGGTGCGGTCATCAATCGCGGGGCTGATGGTCGGCCGCTGCTTGGCATCTTCGATGAAAAGTATGTCGATTCGAAGCTAGGCGGGTTCGACATGGCTACTGCTGGCGCGCCGTTGCTCCGATGCATGGCTGAAGACATTCCCGGTGTGTTTAAACACGACAAGGTAACGATTGAGGGTGTCGTGTATTACCTGGATCACGATCCGCTTCCGGACGGTCACGGGTATTCGTTCCTGATGCCGTCGCGGGATACCGGCGAGGTCTGACGTGCTAGACATCGGTGTAAACACTGACGGCATGACGCAGATGATTCGCAACCTGGGGGCGACAGAGCAACAGGCTACGAAGGCATTGAATTCGACAATGACGAAAATGGCGTCATGGGTTCGCACACGCTCGGTTCGCGGACTGTCGGAAAAGCTGAAGATTCAGCAGAAGATTTTGCGCGCACGAACGCGAACGTTTCGTTTTCGTGGCGGCCTGGGTTCGACTTTAGGCACGGGCGAAATGAAAGTTTGGTACGGCCTGAATCCGGTTCCCTGGTCGAAGATGAAGCCGCGAGCGTCAAAAGTCGGTGGCGTTTATGTATCCAACGGAAAGCACGATCCGCACGCGTTCATCGCGAAGCTGTATGGCAAGGATCAGGTGTTGAGGCGCGAAGGAAAGGCGCGCGCGCCACTGGTTATCGTCAAAGAGGACGTGCACGACACGGCCCTTATTTACATCGAAGATTTCGTGCTTGCTGGCATCGAGTTCGAAAATCAATTTCTGAAAACATTTGAGAGGGAATTGAAATGGCGGACATCGACACAGCACTAGATATTGACCTGATGCATGCGCAGATCGTGGCGCAGATATCTGCCGCGTTTCCTGCGTTCAAGACGGTGGAGTTTTACCGCGACGACGAAACGGAGTCGTTCCCGACCCCGGCAATACTTCTGGAAATCAGCGAGGGCGAGCCCGACCCGTCGAACGACGCCGGCACCGGACAGCTCCCGGCGTACCTGCGATTTGAGGCCCGAATCATCATGGGCGTTCGTACTCCGTCTGTGAAGCTTGCTGTGCGCAAGGCAGCCTTTGCGCTCGCTGCGTGGATCCACGACAAATCATGGGGCAATGGCGTCAACGCCGACCCGTGCCGGGTTATCGCGATTGGCACAGACGAATTCGACCCCCGGCTAGAAAAGTGGGCCGTGTGGCGCGTCGAGTGGCATCAACAGGTGTTTCTCGGCGACAGCGTTTGGGCAGACGGTGACTGCCCTGTGCCTACCAGTTGGTTTAGCTTCGCGCCTTACATCGGCATCCCGCATAAAGCCGACTACGTCGAAATCGTCGGGCCGCCGCCAGGATCACTGCCGCCCGTGGTTCCGCTATGAACGAGCATATTTTCGCAACTGTCGAAAACACTCGCATGATTTCGTGCATGGTCATGATCGGCACGGTGGACCAGCTCGACGAAGCGAATGCGCGCGTCACGGTTGACTGCAATGACCTTACGACGGATTGGCTGCCGTGGCTCTCGCGCC